TGCTTGGTCACTCTGTCCCTGCCCGACGCTCTTCCGTTCTCGCGTGATCGCCGACGGCATCACAGGCCGAGAAGCGGGTAAGCACCCGCTCGCGTTCACCCTCGACCACCTGGTGCCGCTGTCGAAAGGCGGCGACCTCCTCGACCCGATCAATGCCCGCTCGGCTCACCGTCGCTGCAACAGTCGGCGCGGCAACCGCATGACCGTCAAGGTGGCTGGCACGTCACGCAGGTGGTGAGACCGTGCTGTACGTCATCACCGGCCCGCCAGCTGCGGGGAAGTCGTCGTGGATCCAGGCCCGGGCCAAGCCGACCGACGTCGTCATCGACCTCGACCGCATCACCCTCGCGCTGTCTGGTCCCGGTGCCCCGAACTGGAACACTGACGAGACCCTGCGCAAGGTCGCACTCCGGGCCCGCTTCGCAGCCATTGACGAAGCGATCAAGCACCGTGAGACCACCGACATCTACCTGATCCACACCATGCCGAGCGCCAAGTGGCTGACCCGCTACCGCCGGCTCGAGGCCAAGGTGATCGCAGTCGATCCCGGCCGGGAGATCGTCATGCAGCGGGTCAAGGACATGCGTGACCCGACCATGACGGCCGTGGCCACGCGCTGGTACAACCAGCGGTCCCAGGCCCGCGGCACGACGGTCACTCGCCAGTCGTCACGCTCCTGGTGATTGCAGCAGTACACGCCGGCCGACCCACCGCGACCACGCAGGGTGACCCCGCCCGGATGACCGCCCCCTGCCCGGTGTCACGCTCGGTGTGCACCCGACAGGCTGGCCTACCCGACACTGGCCCGGCCGCCGGCGGCAGCGCCAGTCACGATCATGAGCCGAAGCGAGCCGCTAGACGCGGACCATGCACACCTGAATGGGCAGGTCAACCCCTAGGGAGGGGGGCGTTAGGGCATCGTGACATCCGAACCGGCGGGCGACCCAAAAGCCCTTGTCGCCCGTTTTTGCGCGTGGCGGATTTCCAAGATCCTAAAACGGGAATTCAAGATCCAATCCATTTAGCGATTGTCACTCTCCGTAGTGATCCACTTTGGTGACGCAAAGTGACCGCCAGTCTTGATCGTCTCGGCCCGCTAAACGACTCATCTCTGCTTCTCGTGCGATAGCGCTGAGTGACTCGCCGGCCGAGTGCGGCCTCGCCGAGGGGAGGTGCCGATGACTGCCGACGAGATCCGTGCCGAGCTCGACGAGCTGAATGCCCATCAGACAACGCCCGGCCTCGCCGCCATGGCGATTGACCTGGCCAAAGCGTTCGACGCGTGCACCGACGCACCGACCTCTCGGGCGGTGGTCGCTCGGGAGCTGGCCGCCCTGATGAAGACCGTCCGCGCGCTGGCGCCGGTGAAGGCGGAAGGGGACACAGTCGATGACCTCTCTGCTCGAAGGGCCAAGCGTCGCGGAGCGTGACAAGCTGCTGGGTGCTCAGCGGCCGCGCCTGGAGACCGTGCCCCCGTTCGTGTCCAGCTCCGGCCAGGAGGCCGTCGAGCTGGCTGCTGTGGCCGGCCTGGTGCTGGACCCGTGGCAGCAGTACGCCCTGCACGTTGGGCTGGGCGAGCGGGATGACGGCTCGTGGTCGGCGTTCGAGGTGGCCGTCAACGTGCCCCGCCAGAACGGCAAGGGCGGCGTCATCGAAGCCAGGGAGCTGGCAGGCCTGTTCCTCCTTGGCGAGAAGCTGATCCTCCACAGCGCCCATGAGTTCAAGACCAGCATCGAGGCGTTCCGCCGGATCGAGCAGCTGGTGATGAACTGCGATGAACTGCGGAAGCGCGTGTCCCGTGTGAGACGGACGACGGGCGAGGAGGCCATTGAGCTGCTGTCGGGCCAGCGGCTGCGGTTCCTGGCCCGCTCGGGAGGCTCAGGGCGTGGCTTCACCGGCAACCTCAACGTGCTGGACGAGGCGATGATCCTCAGCGATGACGCCATGGGTGCCCTCATGCCGACGATGGCCGCGGTGAAGGACCCCCAGGTCTGGTACCTCGGCAGCGCCGGCATCGGGCACCCGTCGATGCAGCTCGGCCGGCTGCGGCAACGGGCTCTGGACGCGACGGAGTCGGGCAAGCCGGACCCGTCGCTGGCGTACCTGGAGTGGTCCATCGATCCTCATGTCACTGAGTGTGTTCAGGGCTGCGACAAGCACGATGACCCACGGTCACCGGCCTCGGTTGCGCGCGCTAATCCAGCGCTGGGCTTCCGTCTGTCGCTGGAGCACACGGAGCGGGAGCGTCTGACGATGGGTGAGGCGATCTTTGCGCGGGAGCGTCTGGGTGTCGGCGACTACCCGTCGGATCAGGCGGACACGTGGTCGGTGATCGGCGAGGACGCCTGGCGGGCCCTGGCCGACGGCGACAGCGGGGCGTCGGATCCTGTGGCGTTCGCCATCGACATGACGCCGGAGCGGTCGCACACGTCGATCTGTGTGGCGGGCGCGAACGGTGCGGCGGTGCATGTCGAGGTGGTGGAGAACCGTCCCGGCATGGACTGGGTGGTGGACCGGGTCCGCGACCTGAACGAGCGCTGGTCTCCCCGGTGCTGGGTGGTGGACGCCGGAGGACCGGCCGGCTCGCTGATCCCAGACTTGGAGAGGGCGCTGGGCTTCGAGGTCGTGAAGCCGAAGGTGCGGGAGATCGCGCAGGCCTGCGGTCAGTTCTACGACGCGGTCTCGTCGGGCGACATCGTCCATCTGGATCAGGCGCCTCTCTCGACGGCCCTGGCGGGCGCGAGAAAGCGGGACCTGGGTGAGGCGTGGGCTTGGGCACGGCGGGGCGTGGGCGTCGATATCAGTCCGCTTGTGGGGGTGACGCTGGCCCGGTGGGGGTTGACGGCTGAGGTCGAGGAGCCGGAGGAGGAGGTCGAGCCGTGGGTCGCTTTCAGGTGAGCGGTAGGACGCGTGCACGCTTCGGCGTCCTGGCCGGCGGGGCGACTGCTTCGGTCGGCGTCGGGATGGCTGCGAGCTTGGCCGTGGGGCTGGTGGTGGGCGGCGCGGTGTTCGCGGCCTGGTGCCTGTTCCTGGCCGATGTGGGCCCTGCTGAGGGCGGCGGGAAGGTGGGACGCCCGTGACGAGTCTGTGGCGGGCAGTGCGCGGGCGTCCCCCCGAGCAGGAGCGCGCGATCTCGACGATCGATGACTATGCGGAGGCGCTGCAGCAGTCGCTCGGGTACGGCAGTTGGTCGACGCTGGGGATGACGCAGTCGCAGCCGGGGCAGGCCGCTGAGCGGCCGCCGAGCGACTTCCCTGGGTACGCGACGCTGTTCGCGACGAACCCGGTGATCTGGGCGTGCATGTCGGCGCGGCAGGACGTGTTCTCGGCGACGAGGTTCCTGTGGCAGCGCCTGAACAAGGGGCGCCCGTCGGAGATGTTCGGGTCGTCGGAGCTACGGCTGCTCGAGGAGCCGTGGATGGGCGGCACGACGCAGGATCTGTTGGCCCGGGTCATTCAGGACGCGGACCTTGCGGGCAACAGCTACTGGGCACGCTCAGACGATGGTGATCTGGTGCGCCTGCGTCCGGACTGGGTGCAGATCGTGCTGGAGCGCCGGCCGTTCCGCGGCGGCCACATGGGCTACAAGCGGCTCGGCTACCTGTATCAGGAGCCGGACGGTGACCCTGTGCCGCTGCTGGTGGACGAGGTGGTGCACTTCGCGCCGAAGCCTGATCCGCTGGCTAACTTTCGGGGCATGTCGTGGCTGACGCCGATCCTGCGGGAGACCGCGAACGACAACCTGATGGCGTCCCACAAGCGCAGGTTCTTCGAGAACGCGGCCACGCCGAACATGGTGGTCAGGCTGGCCCGCGAGGTCATGCCGGACGCGTTCGAGAAGTTCGTCGCCAAGATGGACTCCGCCCACAAGGGTGCGGCGAACGCCTACAAGACCATGTACCTGGGCGGCGGAGCGGACGTCACGGTCGTCGGCAAGGACTTCCAGCAGCTTGACTTCAGCGGTGTGCAGGGCGCGGGCGAGACGCGCATCGCTGCGGCGGCCGGTGTCCCGCCGATCATCGTCGGCCTGTCGGAGGGCCTGAAGGCGGCCACGTACTCCAACTACGGGCAGGCCAGGCGGCGGTTCGCGGACGGCACGATCCATCCGCTGTGGCAGAACGTGGCGGGCAGCTTCTCGCGTCTCGTGACACCACCTGGCCCGCCTGCTGCGGCCACTTCGGGGGCGGTGCGGCTCTGGTACGACTCGCGCGATGTCCCGTTCTTGCGCGAGGACCGCAAGGACGCTGCCGAGATCCAGGGGCTTCAGTCCCGCACGATCCGGGCCCTCGTGGACGCCGGCTACGAGGCCGAGTCGGTGAAGCGTGCCGTGATGTCCGAGGACTGGGACCTCCTGACCCACACGGGCCTGTTCAGTGTCCAGCTTCAGAAGCCAGGCGGTACCGGGCCGCCGACCGAGCCCACACCACCTGACGAGGAGGCGTAATGCCCCTGCATCCCGCGGCGCGCGACCTGGAAAGGTCGGCGCCGTTCTCATTCCAGCGAGCCGACGACGATGCCGAGGGCGACGGCCGCAGCCTCACGGGCTATGCGGCCGTGTTCGGTCAGGACACCGAGATCGACTCATGGGAAGGGCGCTTCACGGAGACCATCCGCAAGGGCGCCTTCCGCAAGACAATCCGTGAGTCCACGCCGGTCATGCAGTTCGACCACGGCCGGCATCCGTTGATCGGGTCGCTGCCCATCGGGTCCATCACGGATCTGCGGGAGGACGATCAGGGCCTCTACGTGGAGGGCCGCATCACGGACAACTGGCTGATGCAGCCGGTCCGTGACGCGATCGCTGAGAAGACCGTGAACGGCATGAGCTTCCGGTTCGAGGTGGTCCGCGAGGAGTGGCGCGACGTCAACGGCAAGCTCGTGAAGCCGGAGGAAGTTCTCGACCTGCTGTGGATGCCGGTGACCGGGGCCCGCTGCGGCGCGAGCTGATCGAGCTGAAGTGTCGCGAGCTTGGGCCGGTTGTGTTCCCGGCCTACGTGGGGACGGCTGTGTCGGTGCGGGCTCGCGGCATGGCGGACGACCTGGTCCGCAGTGACGACATGGCCCGGCAGATCCGACAGTCCCTGGCTCGTGATGCGGCGACATTGCCGCAGGTTCCCGAAGATCCGGAGCTACGGCGCGAGGTGGCCACCTCGTTGCTGTTTCCCTCCGGCACATCGACCGCCCCGCCGTCTGATGACGGCAGGTACCTGATGGGCGCCCCTGGCGCGCGTCAGGCCGAGGCCGCGCCGCCCCTCGGGCACCCGGCCCCCCAGACCACTGATGGCGCGCCGCTCGAACGAGAGCACCCGCCAGCCTCCAGCACTACTGACGCGCCGCCCTCCGATGGGCACCCGTCCACACCCGAAAACCCGAGGTCAGCAAGCCTTCGCCAGCAGATCCGCGAGATCGCCGGGCTCATGAAGGACAAGCTGCCGCCCATCGAAGAGGACAAGAACTGATGGAGCTTTCCCACTCCCAGGCGGTGATCCGCCTCAAGGACATCCAGGCCGAGCTCGAGCGGCTCGGCGAGAAGGACGACCTGACGTCCGAGGACGAGCAGAGCTTCGACGAGCTCACTCGTGAGTTCGCCGACGTCGACGGCCACCGTCGCCAGCTCGAGCGTAAGTCCGCCCTCGAGCGGGTGCGCTCCGCGACGAAGACGACGGACCGCCGGCCGCCCGCCGTGAAGATCGAGGGCGGTACGCCGACCTCGAGCCGCGACGGCTACGACCTCGACCCCGTCCTGCACCCGGACTCCGTCGAGGACTGCCGCTTCCGCAACCCGTGGGACCTTTCCGAGGTGCGCACCTTCGGGCAGTCCAAGGCGCAGGTCGCGCGTGAGCTGTCGGCGCGTGCCAAGTCTGCGGTGGAGAAGATGGGCGGCGCCAACGACGCCGTCCGCCAGACCGCCACGCACATCCTCGAGCGGTGGGACGACGGCGACTCCCGCATCGCCCGCCTGTGCCTGGCCACGTCCAGCCCCGAGTACCTGCGTGCCTGGTCGAAGGTGGCGGCCGGCCGCGGCCACATGATCTCCCAGGACGAGCAGAAGGCCCTCGAGCGGGCCATGTCGCTGACCGACTCGGCCGGCGGCTACCTGGTCCCGTTCCAGCTCGACCCGACCGTCATCATCACCGCCAACGGATCCCGCAACCAGATCCGGCAGGTCGCGCGCCAGGTCGTCGCCACCGGCGACGTGTGGAACGGCGTCTCCTCCGGCGCGGTCGCCTGGTCGTGGGACGCGGAGGCCACCGAGGTCTCCGACGACGCCACCACGTTCGCCCAGCCCACGATCCCCGTCTACAAGGCGGCGGGCTTCGTCCCGATCTCGATCGAGGCGCTGGAGGACGAGGCCAACGTCACCCAGGAAGTGGCGCGTCTGCTGGCCTTCGGCCGCGACGTCCTCGAGTCGGCCGCGTTCGTCACCGGCACGGGCGTGGGCCAGCCGACCGGCATCGTGACCGCCCTGGCCGGCACCTCCTCGGAGGTCGCCCCGACCACGGCGGAGACGTTCGCCGCGGCGGACATCTACAAGCTCGATGGCGCCCTGCCGTCGCGCTACCGCTCCAACGCCTCGTGGCTGGCGAACCGCGGCATCTACAACCTGGTGCGGCAGTTCGACACCAACGGCGGCGCGCAGCTGTGGGAGCGGATCAACGCCGACATGCCGCCGATGCTGCTGGGCCGCCCGGCGCTGGAGTCCGAGGACATGGATGCCAGCTGGGACACGGCAGTGTCGGGCGACAACCACATCGCCGTGTACGGCGACTTCTCGAACTACGTCATCGCCGACCGGGTCGGCATGACGGTGGAGTTCATCCCGCACCTGGTGGGGGCGAACCGCCGCCCGACCGGTCAGCGCGGCTGGTACGCCTACTACCGGGTCGGTGCCGACAGCGTCAACGACGGTGCGTTCCGGATGCTGAACCTCGAGACGACCCTCTGATCCAGCAGTGCGAGGGCCCCGCCCGTCCAACGGTCGGGGCCCTACTCATCTCCAAGGAGAGAAGTCATGCCCGAGAAGGACGAGGACAAGACCACCCCGAAGGCGACCACGTCAGCCGCGGCGGGCTCGAGCGGTCCTTCCGCCAGTCCGAAGAAGTCGTCGGGAGAGCTTCGTACCGGTGCTCTCGCCGTCGACGCCGACGACCCGCAGATCGATCCGCGCCTGGACAACCGGACGGGGGATCAGCGGCCGAAGCTGGAGGAGTTCCCCGCGAAGCCGCAGCAGATCGACGGCCCGGAGGTCGGCGAGGAGAGGGTGCGCCCCGCAAAGCGCGGCCGTGCCGTCGAGGACCGGGGCCCGCGTAAGGGAGCCAAGAGCCCGGGACCGCACGGCCTCGGTGACACCGCCGACAAGGTCTGAGGGGAGCAGGAATGGCCATCAAGAGGGCCAAGTCGTCGTTCGTTGCCTACATCGGTGGCGCGCCACGGCTCGTGAACGCCGGGGACCTGATCGACGAGTCCGATCCCGTGGTGGCCGGTCGAGAGGATCTGTTCGGCAGCATCGAGGACCACGTGGCGAGCTCAGGGCGGACCGTCGAGCAGGCGACGTCCGAGCCGGGAGAACGCCGGTCGGTGGGCAGGCCGGTAAAGCGGACGGCGCCCAGTAAGCCGGTGCCCAAGCCGGAGGCCAAGGGGCCTGACGACGCATCCAAGTGAGGGTGGTGTGAGCCGTGCCGTTCGATCTCGGGGACACTGTTCGTCTCGCCGCTTCCTGCACTGATCCGGGCGGCACTCTCACAACCGCCGACGCGGCGGTTCTCACCATCACTCTGCCTGACGGTACGACGGACACGCCCGCCGTACCGGCGCCCGCAGATGCGGGCCTCTATGTCGTCGACTATGCAACCGAGCAGGCGGGGCGGCACAGCGTTCGGTGGGTGTTCACGGGGCCGGCCAGCGCCTACACCGACTCCTTCGACGTGCGCGAGCCTGCCCCGCCCGGCATCCTTTC